TTGTAAAAATAATGTTGCGTTACCTACAGATATACCATCTACATTTGCTGCACCATGGTTAGATTGTTTTTTAATCATAATGTTAGTAGGGGTAATGGCATTATTATCTCCACCACCAGTAACTGCAAATTCACCACCTGCTGTACCTATAATTAAAGTTCTAGTTGATGCTAAAAATCTAATTGCATTAACTTGGTTAGAAGCGATTGTATAAATAATTGCATCATCATCTGCTACAGTGCCACCAATATTTGCATCCATGTTTTCATAATCACCAGATTTAGAAAGGTAAACTGTTTGTGGATTGTTAAGTGTTGCAGCAAATACCAATCGTTGTTCAAAAAAAGTTACACAAGCAGGATGACCAGTGGTGTCAGAGAAAGCACCAAGAAACCAATTAGTAATAGCATTAGCATTTGCAAAAGCTGTAGTTACATTTACTGTAACAACTGTAGTATTTGTTCTGCCGGTAATTGTACCATAACCAGAGTTAAAATGTATTTGTCTACCTATATCTGTTGTTAAAAATCCAGAACCGCCATTGATACCTGTAACCGCAGATGCTGTAATAGTTCTTGATCCTGTTCCTGCAGCAGAAGGTGTTAGTGTTGTTGAGGTAATGTTAGAATCTAAAAATGGTCCATTAGTAAAATCTACTTCTGCTAATGTCCAAGATGTATGACCTGTACGAGATAATTTTCTAGTTTTGTGGCTAGGGTGTGTAATGTACATAATGTCAGCAGATTGTGCAAATTTAATATCAAACAATTCTGCTTCTAAATAAGGTGATGTAATTTCATAAGGTGAACCACTAGATAATATTTGACCATTGTCTCTGTAGAATCTAATTTTTTGATCGCTAAATTCTAGTATATAAGTTTGTGTAGTTGAAAATTCAAAAGGAATAAGTCTTGTAGATTTTGAGCTATCTCTTACTTCTGCAACATAAGTTGTTCCGGGTCTACGAGCTGCCGCACCATGAGGATAGATAACCATATTTTCTACAGTTGCACATCCAGCAGAATATTTTGCTAAATCATTTCTACCATCTAATCTTGGTGATAACTCACCCGCTGTAAAGTTTGAAAGTTGTGCAGCTACTCTAGCCATTTACTAATACCTTGAGTTTATGAACGTACCTGCATCTACAATATCTGACATACCATTTTCTTGTCTTATGTTTTGACCTTCTGTTGAATCTACAAATCTAGCATCTTTTAATTTTTCTTGGTAAGTAACTAACATGTTTTGTGATGTAGTGTTGTTTGATGTTATGGCATAAGCAATATCTGAACCTAATGCAGCAGATAATGTTTCTCTTAATAATTCGTCATATTGATTTGGGTCCTCTACTCTTGATATATATAATATCTTCATAGTTTCATTGTTAGATAATATTGATCTACCTTCTACTTGGTAGTTAGAATCAAAATCTAATATTCTTAATAATCTTAAACAATCACCCGGTAAATCAAATTTAAACTTGTAACCCCATGGAGGAGTAGTTGTTGATTGTGCTAACTCTACTCTTTTTTGTAAACAGTTCCAAGGGTGTGATCTGAATACTGCGTCTCTTACTTGAGTATATCTTGAGTTGCAAAGTCTAGCATTTTTTGAATCTTCTGTTAATGAAAGTATTGTTGTTGCACCTAATTGGTTTAATGCTCCATTGCAAATATCTACTGTTGATGCCATACTACTTCCTTATAATATACTTACGTCTGATTTGTCTATCTTTTTCTAACGCAAATATTTCTTCTGTTGTTTTCTCTTCTTTAGTATCAAAGCCATAATGATTTTTAGAATCGTTTTGAAACCTATCTACTAATACATACCTATACACATAATTATCTTTTTTAAAATGTAATACAGGTTTTAAATCTTGTATTTTCTTCATGCACTCTAGGCGGTTCCACTCTCGCTTCCCCGCCTAAAATTTTATTTATTAGTCTAGAACGTATGTCATCTGAACTGTGATAAGTCCAGTTGCATTTGCTCCAGCAGTAGTTGCTGTAACAATTAAACCATCTGGTGCATCTACTAATGAGTTTTCACCCAATGCTGTAGTTGCTGCAATAGCTGAACCTGTAGCAGAAGCTGAACTAGCTGCTGCTTTGTATTCATCTACATCTAGTGCTACAACAGTACCATCAGCTTGTGTGTAAGCTGCATGTCCTACTGATACAGTTGTACTTGAACCAAGTGCTGCATGATTTAATCTTCCACCAATAATTCTAGCACCATCTGGTAACTTGAACATATTGATAGTTTCTTGAGCTGCATCTGCAGTAAAATCTGCGTATGCTACTCTCACTCTACCATGAAGTTCAGTAGTACTGATCTTTGATGGTGAAGCCGCAACTGTTTTTGCGTATTGTGTTGAATTAGCCATAATTATTTCTCCTTTAAGCTATGATTAGTTTGCAAGAACAGAAATAACTTTCGCTTCTTCCATTCTAGTTGCACCGATTGTTTGACAGTAATACACTTGAGTAGCATAAGATTTATCTGATCTTTCGTCTATTCTAGCGGTTACGTCTTTACCAATACCAAGTAAAATACCATCTTCTGCGAAGGCAATACATTGAGTATTTCCGGCTCCATTTGTAGTAAGTCTATTAGACACATGAAATTTGAATCCCATAAAAGAATCAATTTCACCTTGTACTAATGCTTTAACTGTATTGAAGTCAGATGAAGTAACAGTGGTGTTATTTAACAAATCTTGAATCTCTGTTGGAGAAACAACAATGTGTCTTTTGATTGAAGGATCAACGTCTCCTGCATCAAGTTTTTGTTTTGCTAAAGCTAATTTTGCTATGTTCATAGTATTAGCTCCACCAGTACCAACTGCTGTAATGTTAGCTGCAGGTAATGCAACTGCTGTTCCACCAGATACTCCAGTGTTAGCTGTTCCAAGTGCTGCTGCAATAATTACATCATCCATTGCTCTTCCCATTGCATAAGCTGCTGCTTTTGCATAAGAAGAAGTTGGATCAATTAGTAATCTAACTTTGTCTTGTTGATCAATCAAATCAGCAAATTCATAATCTGCCAAGCTACATCTTCTTCTTGAGTGAGGTGTATCGATTTGTGGTGTATCAGAATGTCTGCTAACCTTTAGTTGAGCTGTTACTTTTCCAATTTGGTCAAAGTAAGCATCTTTTCCAACGATAGATTCTATTCTAACTGCGTCTCTTAATAGAGAACCCATTTGTTGTGATAACATTTGTATATTGGCAGAATACTGCTCTACAAATGCTGTTGTTATTTGTGATGACATATTTGTCTCCTGTTTACATTATTGTTATTATAAAAAACAGAATAGTTCTCCATCAATAATGATAGGCAATTCTTGGATTTAAAGTCTTTTAGACCAGAAGTCTATTCCTTCTTGTCAGTAAGGTTCGTGGAACTTGTCTTACGAATTTTCTTACCTACTATCCAATTATAATATTTTTCTGCGATTGGCAAGGGATCATTTTTCTGTAACTCTGTTCCTGTCTCTTTAACCAACCGCAATACTTCTAATCGAATTTCATTATCATTAAGATTGTTTATCTGCATTGAGCATCTCTCTTAATGTATAAACTTGTTGAACTATCTTATCGTGATCTGGATGACCTTTGTTCCAGTATGGTCCATCAGTGTCATTAGTAATAGCTGATATTTCAGATTCAATATCTGTAACTGAATTTACACTTTCACTTTCAGTTGCAACCATTTTATCTTCTGACATCATACTAGCAATCTTTGCAAAACCTTTTATAATTTCTGGATGATCACCAACTCTTGTACCATCTTGTAATTGCATATCTAATACTTCTGGATTAATATTTGCTTTTGCTAATGCACCAGCTTGTTGTACTTTAGAATCAAAGTCTCTACCCCATTCTGATCTTAACTGTTGTTCAGATTGAGCTTGTGCAGTTTCAGTATCTATCTTTGCTTGTTGCAAAGAACCTTCCATATTATTTTTATAAAAATCTAATATGCCTTCTGCTTGTTTATTATTTAAACCAAGTTTGTGAGATTGTTCTGCAAAATTTTTTATTGCATTTTCATCCATGTTTACAACATCTGATTCTACATTCAAACTATATTTGTCTGGAGTTTCTGGTCTACCTAATTTTGAGTAAACTTCATTCCATTGATCTTCTGTTGAATTTTTATTTGGTACAGCAACTTTATCTTGACCAATCATTCTTGTGGCATTGATATAAGATTTTGCTAACGCATCTATCTCTGTAAACTTTTCAATGTTTGGATCGTTTCTAAATTCTTCACTGATAGAACTTTTCCAACTTGCCGGAGTATCTCCGGTTGAGACAGGTGTTGCAGTAGGTTGAGGTGTTTCTGTACTTGTTGTTTCTACAGGCACAGTTTCTTGTGTTATCTGTTCTTCTGACATTATTTATCCTTATTGTTTTGCAGCATTGATTTGACAAATAGAATGACGCTGCGTTGTCCTTCCATGTAGGCACTTTCATGGCTATCACCTTTTACGTTAGTGGTAGAATGATAATGACATCTTTTTTCAAGGTCAGATAAAACTTCCTTACCTTCATCTGTACTGAATATAAATTTGTAGTTATTTTGTAATTGTTTTAAAAACTTTTCTAGTTGTTTTGTTTCCATACTATTCCACTAATGCTTTTGCTTCTTCTGGCAATGCTTTTGCTAGTGGTGCTATATCTCCTCCGGCTTGTGCAACTTGTTGCATCTGTGCCATTTGTTGTTGTTGTTCTGCTGCCGCTGCAGCTTCTTCTCTTTCTGCATTAACTTGTGATTGTAACTTCAGTACCTTTTGTGGAATACCCACAAGATCAGCTACATGTTTAACAAGTGTATCAAAATTAATATAATCAAATACTGGAGCTACATTAGCAAGTGATCCTAGTATTTCTATACCTCTAGTAATAGATGAAAGCTCTGTAGATTTTTGTGCTTTAGCAAGAGGTGATACATATTCTATTTCTATGTCTTGACCAGATAAAAAATCTGGTGCAGGAGCAAACTGTTCTCTTCTTAATAAAATATTAAAACATCTATCAATTAATGGTTTTAATAGTTCTGATTGTAGTCTACCTAATACTGGTCCAAGTAATCTCATCTTCTCTTCGTTACGCTGGATAACTTCTGTTGCTGTCATTTGCGGACCTGTTTGTAACATCAGTTGATCAACATAAAAAACATTTCTAATAGCAGTTCTTCTTTGCTCTTCCATGTTTAATCCTAATGGATTGTTTGCACCAATGTTTAATGGTTCGATTCTATCTCTTGTACCACTTCTATAAAAGTTTAGTCCACCCGGTACAGTTCTTACAGGAAGTAAGAAGCCATCATCTGGAACTAATAGTGGTGGATCAACTTGTTTTTGTGCGGCTTTAATTGTAGTCTTTGACATTTCGTTTAACATCTTTACGTCTGGCAAGGCTGTCATTGCAGGGGATCTACCATATATTTCATGTGATGCTTTTAAATATCTTGGCACTACAAAAGGAAACTCTTGGAAACCAGATACTGATAATTCATTACCACTATCCATTTCTATATACACAGATTCAAATGGCATGTTCTCTGTATCTTTTAATTTAGGATTGTAATCTGATCTTGGATAAACAACATGCAATATTTCTATTTCATTGTATGGATCTTTAACTGATTGTGCTTGAACTGCTTGTGATACATTTTTACCAAACTGTTGCATTGCTGCTCTTATTGATAAAGTAAATCTTCTATAAACTGTATCTATTCTACCCTTGTCATCTTCAGCTATAAATATTTCATTGATGTGTCTTGTAGAAAATTTTAATACATCTTCATTATCTTCTTGTATGTGCATTGCTGCAGTACCAAAAGTAATTAGATCATGGTATAGTTCAAATATTTCTTGTTGAAAGTTTGATCTGTTAAATGCAGAGTACATAACTTCAGTTGCATTTTCCAACCAAAGTTTTGCTTCATCTTCCATTTCTAATGCTGAATCTTTAAATTTTAATGAGAACCAAGGTGTAGATGGATTTGTCATCATACCATGTAATGATGCTGCTAATAATTCTACTGCTTGTATAGGTGATGAATCAAAAATTAATTCATTTCTTTTATCACCTCTTGATCTTTTTTTTGTAACATCAGCTTTTCTTGGTTGCATATAATCTGCAACTTCTTGCCAATGATTTTCCCAGTTAGCTCTTTGTGCTTTTAGTCTACCAAATCTTGCTAATAAAGATTTTGTTAAATCTGTTTTTGCCATTATACTACTTGTCCTAATAAAGTTTTCTTACCTAATGAATAATTTGCTGCAGTTTTTGTTACACCTCCTGCAGATGTAAGGATATTTTTTCTTCTACCTTTTTTCTTTGTAACTCTTACATCATATTCTTTTGATTTAGTTTTATCTTCTTCTACTTTTGCTTCAGTTGTTTGTACTGTTTGACCACCAACATTTTTTTGAACTATAGCTGGTTGGTTATTTTT